AGAGTCGAACGTGTCCGGATACTTCACAAGCTCTTGCGCCGGCGGCGCTTTGCCGTACCAAAGCATCACGAGGCGGTTGATCTTGTTCTCGGCGTTCTCCAGGCTGTCGGCCTTCGAAGTGAGCAGCGAATTCATGCGTTCGAAGTCGTAAGCCTTCGCAACCCCGGAGGAGTCGTCGATGCCAACCGCGTTGTCGTTGGAGCCGCGCTCACCAGCCATGCCGATCGTGTGGTAGATCTCGGTGATGATCTTGTTGATCACCTCCATGATGAGCTGGGCCTGCTTTGGGTCGGGCGATAGATATTGCGGCTTTGCGCCACCCTCGCCGTCGAAGATGAACACGCGCTTGGTGCCCATTTCGACCAGCGCGTCATAGGCTTCCTGACCCGGCAGAACTGCCTGGGCAGGCATCGCGAGCTGCGAGAAGGTCTGATCCTGAATGATCGCGTCAAGGTTCGACAGATAGTTGGCGATCGCGCGATCGAGATAGGCAATGTCGCCAATCAATGACGGCGCGGACCAGCGATAGTCGCCGACAGTGTGATCGCAGGGAAAACCTGGGACTTCGCCGAGCCCATGCAGCCCTTGACCGACCTGCTTGACCGTGAGCTTTTGCTTTTTGCCGCCTTCGTTGACGATCTCGTACAGCGTCCACTTGTCCTTTTCCCACAGCCGATAGCGCGAGAACATCACACCAGTCGAGGTGAGTGGATTTTCGTCGTCGCGCGCCGTCTCGTGAACCAGAACCCAGTTCACGTCGCCGCGGTCACTGAACCCAACGTCAAGAATATCCTGTGGCTTGACGATGTAGGCATAGACGCTGACGCCCTGCTGCTTTTCGTCCGCCTTGGTGAGAATGTCATCGGTCTTGTTTGAGTCGACGATGATCCACGGCCGCCCAAAGATTGAGCTAGAGGTGGATGAAGTTTTCATGAACTGGGTGATGTCGAGGCCGGATAGCGTGGCCTTTTCCCAAAACGCCTTCAGCTCGACCGGGGCATCCTGGCTATTGCGAATGATCGGCGACTTGAAGATGTATTTCTGAACGAGATCCGTGACCTCGCGGGTGTGATTGAAGCGATAGCAGCGCTTTACCCGATCATTGTATTCGCGGTTGCCTTCCTTGACGTACTGAAAGACGTTATCGCGATGAAACCACTCGCGCCCGCCGTTGTAGGTCTGCTCGCAGAAGATCCAGTGCGGCAGCATCGCTTCGTACTGGGGATGCCGGCGCTTAAGAAACGCGAGCAGTTCCTTTTGGCCAGGCACCGCGGAGTTCTGCACGTTGTCCTGGGCCGCCTTGAGCTGGCCTGCCTCCGCAACAGCGAGCGCGACCGCCTGATCTGTCTGCGGGCTACCTGTCGGAAGTGGTGGAGACGAACGTGGCATGGTCCGATATTAAGTCAGTGCTGACTGAAATACAAGATCACAGCGAGATGCCCATGATCGTAATTTTACGAACCGGGTATTCGAGGTCGATGCAATAGCCGAGGGCGTCGGTCGAGTGCTCCAGGCCGGCGGACTTATCGATGTCGCGCGAGCCTTCTTTGTAGATCGTCTGCTCCAGTGAATCGATCGTGTGCTTGCAGCCGCTATGAACGCGCATCCGAACCGAGCCATCCGCGGTCTTGAACATGCGGTTGACGGCGTTCACGCGGTCAGCGATTTTCGGATGCTTGCGGCGATACTTTAGCCTGGTGAAGCCGGCGTCGCGCAGAATATCAAGATCGCTCTCGCCGCGACCCTTGGTCGATCGAGTGGCGCCGGCTGGATCCGGATAGAAGATCACGCTCTTGGTGTATTTGAAGTAGCGGCGCGCGATTTCATTCGCAGTTTCCTGCGTATTCGAGCCGCGCAGCACGCATTCGTCAATGATCCATACCTCGCCGCTGGGCTGCGGCTGCATGATGACCGACGACATCGGATCGACGTTAAAGTCCTGGCCAACCCAAATCGGCAGCTTCGGATTGAACAGATATTCGCCGACATGCACCGTGCGGTCGAAGGCATAGTAAACGCGGCCGGACATCGTCTCGAACGACGCCTCGAACTCCTGTCGGAACGATTTCTCGTCCATATCGGCGCGCGCCGAGGCGATTTCCGACTTCGGAATGAAGGGCGAGGTGATAGTCGGAAACTGCCAGCTCTTCCACTTGTTGAGCTTTAGAATGCCCTTCGGGCTGGTGAACGTGTCGCCGCGCTGGCCCAGCATGTAGAGATCGTAGAGCCAGTTGAACGACTTCGGGGTGCCGATGATCAGCGCGTCGCCACCAGTCGAGGCGAGCGTCGGGCGCAGAACTTTGAACCAGGTGATCTCGTCGATGTCCTGAGCCTCGTCCACGATCAACAGATGCAGGCCGACGCCGCGCAGGGTATCAGGCTTGTCCGAACCCTTCAGCTCAACTTTCGTGCCGTTGTGCAGCACGATGGTCATTCGGGTCTCGTTGACCGAGCGGACCCAGGCGCGCGGCATGGACTCCTTCAGTTCGTCCCAAAGGATCGAACGCGCCATGCCGTAAGTCGGGGCGACGTACCAGATGAGCTGCTTGGGAACGACCGCGCGCCGCAAAATCGACAGCAGCGACAGGCGGGTTTTTCCCCACCTGCGTCCCGCAACCACCACCTTGAACCGGCGATGATCGCTGAAAACCGTTCGTTGACCGCGATGAAGCGTGAATGCGGGATGATCGGCAGTTGTACTACTCAGGAGGAGGGCAGAGATGGCACACCTTCCTCTACAATTTCCTCATCGCCATCTTCCGGCAACGTCAGGCCGAGGTCGTCGTCATCGTCATCGGCCTCTGCCTTGGACTGAATTTCCTCTTCCGTGAGGTCGCGGAACGTCAGGGTCGGCATCTTCGCCTCATCAACCTCGGCATCGGCGTTGAGAATTCGAAGGCGATTGCTCGTGTTCTTCTCGATCAGCATCTCGAAGTGCCGCAGCGCCTTGAGATCGGCCGCGCACGCCGCTTCGTTACGGGTGCCATCGATAATCTCCTTGGCGATCTTGGTGGCGCGCGACGCGACCGCTTGCGAAAGACTGTAGTTGTGCTCGCGCGTCTGCGCGATGCGGGCTTTGCGCTTGTTCTCGAACTCGACCGCGAGCGGGACCTCGATGGCCGCGGCGCCAACGATCTTTTCGGCCGCTGCCTTTTTGATAAGGTGCGCCTTGCTGTTGCGCAGGATCTTGTGCCGCTTAAAATGGCCGCTCAGTGCAGAACCGGACACGCCGTAGTTCTTGCAAATATCGACAGCCTTCATCGTCCCGTATTCCCAATGAGCTTCGATCTCCGCCCATTGTGTTGCGGTCAGACGCTTTGCGTACTCGCTCGTTGTCGTTCCTTCCGCCGGCGCCGGGATCTCTTCCGGGGCAGCAATCGGCTCGACTGTTTCCGCCGCGGCAGTCTCTCGCCCGGTGGTTTCTTCCATCTTTTAGCTCCAAGTCAGGACTGACTTAACATTCTGGACGTATTTGTTCATCGCCTCTTTTCGCTCTTTCTTTCTTACTATCTTACTTTCTTTCTTAAGAAGAAGAAAGTAAGTAAGAGAAGAAAGGAAGAAAAAGCTAAGAAGCGATAGTTGAAGTCCTCATTCCGGATCACAATACTGTCGGCGACGTTCTAAAGGTAGCGTAAGCCAGAGGTGTTGGCTTTAGCTCCATTGGGCGCGAACCTTTGTATTCTTTCACGAGAAATCCGTAATTCTCCAAAATCTTCACGGAACACAGAAACGCTTGCTTCGATGCCTTATATGTCAGCCGCTCCCGGAGCTGGGTCATGTTGATGAAAGCGCCATAGTCAGCCGCCTCCAGGATCAGCTTCATGATCTCGGTCTGTTTTTCGGTTTGGGCAAATTCGCTCATCGAAACTCTCTCATCCGGAACGGCTCGTTCGGCTTCTGCCAATCGAATGCGCTCAAGGGCAGCCTATTCGGCACAGGTCGCTCTTCAGGGCACTTCCACACGCCATACATAGGTGACGCGAGCGTGATCTGTTGCAAATTTCGGATGACGTGGCGCGCGTCCATCGCATCGACCTTGGTCTGGCCCTTGTCGCGATTGCTGCCGGTCTTTTCGAGCGCGGAGTGGCGATAGTAGAAATCCTTGCACGCCTGGAGCAGTTTCTCGCTCTCCGCCTGCGGCTTCGACGCCAGCTCGATCAGAATTGCTTCGAAATCCTGTGGGCTCGACTCGAAGTGACCGCGGAAGAACTTCAGACCAGCCTCGTATTTGTTGGCGTTGAGCGGCGGCACGAAGCGAAAGCCTGCCTTCTGTCCGAACAAATTGAACTTCGACATCGAGGACTGAATCTCCATGAAGGTCTTGCCCTCCATGCGCGATACCAGATTCATCATGCGATAGCCGGCGCCGATGCCGCGATACATGGTGTCCACGACGAACCGAGAAATCACCCGAAAGTTTCGGTTGATGTAAACGTAGCGTTGCGTATTGGTGAGTTTGGTGTCGCCCTTCCCCGGCTTGATCGCGGGAAACGCGATGTGGCGCTCCTTGAGCAGCCCCTTCGGGTTGCCGGTGACGAGCACGCCGATGGTTTCGCCTTCGAGCGTGAGCTTCCAGAACTTCGGGCCGATCGGAAGATTTTCCGCCTTGTAGTGCAGCTCGTGAAGCAAGTCCCAGTCTTTGCGCTCTCCGCGCTCTACGAACATGCTCTCAATCAGCGAGAAACGCGCAACGGGTGCGACCTCACGCTCAATGAGCGTCTCGGTAGCTGCGCCCGGCTCAAACCAGCCTGTGCTCTTCCCTGCGAGAAATTGCGTCACGCCGCTTTCTCCATGACCACCTTCTCGCGGAAGCGTTTGGTGATCGTCAGCGACGCCCCAAGCTCCTCTTTGAGATCGGTGTGCGTGGTCGCGACGATGAACGTCTTGCCAAGCGCGCGGGCGACCTTCTGCATAGAGAAGGCGACCGCTTTCGCGGTGACGCGATCGAGCACGGCGCCAAACTCGTCGGCGCTCCAGACATCGCCGGGGCTCGCCATCAGCAGCGCCAGCTTAAGCCGATAGCGCTGACCATCGGACAGCTCGTTCGGCTTGCGAATATAGATCCAGGCGTCGGAGATGCCGGCTTTCGACAGAATATCTAGGATCTGTGTTGTCGGCATTCGCTGCCCGAAGCAGTCGATGACCGGGAGATCGGGCAGCTCGATGGCGTTGAGATCGACGACCTGGCTTCCGGCGGCCTGCATCTGAGACTTGAGGTCGCGCAGCAGCAACGACTTGCCGGAGCCCGACTGACCCGTGATGTAAACCACGTCGCCGGGATCAATTTCGATCTCAAGGTGATCATAGACGATGAACTCCTTGTTGGAGAGCCCAAGGCCGAAGCTCTCGGCGATCTCCAGCACGCGCGGTGTTCGCTCGACGGACGAGTTGAAGCGGCGATCAACAACGTATTTCATTCTGTCTCTTCGAGACCTCGCAAGACGATCTTCTGCATCACGCTGGCGAGCATGGTGATGTTGCCTAGGTGTCGCAGAGCATAAACTTGAGGCGAAATGCCCTTCGGAAACCCAGCCCAATAGCGCGGAAGTCCTGTTTCGCTGGTGCCAACTACGGCACAGCCCGTCACCTCGCCTTTCTTCGCCGCGTCGAGCGCGTCCTGAAGAATGTTGACGGACTTTTGATCGACCTGCGGCACGAGCGCGGCGAATGGGTTCTCCTGAACGACATCTTCCGGCTTGATCTCTTCACGGCTGAAGAGACTGACGATCTTCGGCGGCTCGGACGGCGGCGGCGTTTCCATGATAGTCACTAATAACTGCTAATAACCGCTACTGGGAGATATGGGCGACGAGCGCCGCCGCGCCGGCGAGCCCCGTGTCGGCCTCGATCTTCGCCATGAAGCCGCGGATCACGCGGCTCTGCTCGGTCGTGACCTTCTTGAAGCCGAACGCTTCGCCGATCGGACCTTCCTGTTGGTCAATCTCCGCCTCTTTCGTGGCGTTCGCCGTCTTTTGCTCTTCAACCGCAGTCGGGATGTCGGTTGCGAAGGCGCTATCGTCGATGCCGCCAAGATCGACGGTCATTGCTCTGATTTCCGCTTCGGTAAAGCCGAGGTCGGCAAGCTCAAAGCCCTCGTCGCTCAGACGGATGCTTTCCTCGTTGAGCATGTCGTAATCCATTTCAGCCGAGACCGCGGCATTATCCGCGATGCGCAGCGCGTCGCATTCCTGCTTGGTCAGGTCGTGGCGCACGATGACGGGTGCCTTGCCGCGGCCGAGCTTGATGAGCGCCTTCTTACGGCCGTGTCCGGCGATGATTGTGCCATCGGGCTCGATCATGAGCGGGGCGACGCCGAGCCGCGCGATTGATCGCGCTAGACGATTAACGTGCTCGTCCGAATGCTTCTTGGCGTTCTTCGGATAGTCGATCAGCTTGTCCAGTTCCCAAAACTCGATCGGCATCTTGTTCGCTTCAGTCGTCGTCATTGCAGCCATCCATGTGAGTGAACAGGATCATCAGCTCTTCTTCGTCCGGCTGGTGATCGTCGATCTTCTCTTCGAAGAACTCGCCGGCGCCGCACGGCAGACAATGAACAGAGCCGATGTTGGGTCTGAAAAACTTGCAGTCGCGGCATTCGGGATGCCGCCCGTTAAAGCGCGCCATCACTCTTCCTCGCCGCCCGCAAACAGGAGATGCACCAGGGCGTCGCCGGCGTTGGTCAGCTCGTCGGATGAGTCGAAGCTGTGTCGCTTTTGAGTTTTGGTGACTTTTTCGGTGATGCGTTCCGCGTCGGATAGCGGAACCTTGAAGCGCATGATCGTGTGCGTCTTGGGCGCGCGTTCCGATCGCAGTTCGATTGGCTCGACCTTGGTTTCGAAACTATCGGGAAGATCAAGCTCATCGAGCGCTATATCTGACGCTGCAAAAATGCTCGAAATGTCGGAATTGGTGAAAGGCAAGAACTCTTGAATTTGTTCGGGCGTGCCGATCTGCTCAAGGATCTTTGCGAGAGCAAGCGTGTCATCGGTGCCATAGCGGGCGTTGTCTGCGACAGCGATCTTCTTTGCCGTGACATCGTCGATGACGCCGAGATTGAAGATATAGACCTCGTCGAGACCGCCAGCGATCGCCGCTTGCCAGCGGTGCTCGCCGCCGAGGATCTCGAAGTTGGTGCCCGTCTCTTCGTCGGGCAGCTCCCGGACGACGATCGGCTTGAACTGGCCCAGCTCTTCGATGGAGCGGGCGAGCTTCGCCTCGTTCTCCGGGCTGACCAGATTGGAATTGAATGGGTTCGCCCGAAGGCGGCTGGGGTTAACTGACAGAAGCTTCGGCACTACCTATAATCCTCTAAAGTCAGCACTGACTTATCATACGTTTGAGAGAAATCAAGCCTTCGCCATGACTTTGCAGCTAACAATCGCCGCCAACGCCGTAGTTGCGAAGGTTTTGGACGCAGATGACGCGGTAAAGAATCTCGTCACTGATCGGCTGAGCTATCTGGTCGAGGGTTACGAGTTCATGCAGGCATTCACCACGGGCGGCTGGAACGGGCGATCGAGCTTCTTCGCTCGGCGCTCTTGCACCTTTCCCGCCGGCTTCACTCACATGGTTCATGCCGAGCTGATGAAAGCCGGCTATCAGGTGCGGATCGTCAAGCGCCCTGCTCCGGAACCTCTTGGCGTCGAAAACCCGATCGTGGATGAGTTCGGCAATGACGATCCTCGCTACGATTTCCAGTTAAGGGCGCTGCGCCAGGTCGAAAAACACGGCCGCGGCATCATCCAGGTCGCGACCGGCGGCGGAAAGTCGAAAATCGCCAAACTGATTATGGCCCGCTATCGTCGAATGACGATGTTTCTCACCACCCGCGGCGTTCTGATGTATCAGATGAAAGACCAGTTGGTTTCCGACTGCGGCTTCAATGTTGGCATCATCGGCGACGGCGAGTGGAGCCCGACACGCGGCATCAACGTAGGAATGGTGCAGACCCTTGTCTCTCAGCTCGAAGAGCCGAGCATGGATGAAGAGATCCGTCAGGCCGTGAAGCGCGGCGCGCGGGGCGCAGTCGAAAAGTCGCGTGCCGCGTATGTCGCCGAGGCCAAAGTGCGTTTTGATGAGAAAAATCAGATTCGCCGACGCATCATCAAGGTTTTGGAGATGGTGGAAGTCGTCATCGGCGAGGAAGCACACGAAGCCGGCGGCAACTCCTACTACGAGATTCTGAAGTGGTGCAAAAACGCCAACATTCGCGTCGCGCTGACCGCTACGCCGTACATGCGGGCCGACCAGGAAGATAACATGCGCCTAATGGCCGCGTTCGGCCCGGTGCTCCTCAAGGTCAGCGAGAAGCTGCTCATCGATCGCGGGATCCTGGCGAAGCCCTATTTTCTCTACGCCGCGCCCGCCCCGCACCCGAAACTGCGTCGAACATCGCCCTATGAGCGCGCCACCAAGTTCGGCATCGTGGAAGCGACACACCGTAACGAGCTGATCGCGCGGGTCGCGAAAAAGGCCGCCGATCACAATCTGCCAGCCCTCATTCTGGTCCAGCGCAAGGCTCATGGCGCCATCTTGCTCGATTTGCTTCGAGCACAATGTCTTAGGGTTCGATACATTCAGGGCGAGAACGACCAGGCGGAGCGCAAGAGCGCGCTCACGGCGCTCGGCGCCGGCAAGATCGACGCGATCATTGGAACCACGATTTTTGATGTCGGTATCGACGTGCCGGCAGTCGGCGTCGTGATCCTCGCCGGCGGCGGCAAAGGCCAGATCGCACTTCGGCAGCGCGTCGGCCGCGGTCTGCGCGCAAAGAAAGATGGCCCCAATGTCGCTTTCATTCTCGACTTCATCGACGAGGTGAACACGCACTTGCGCAATCACGCCCGCGAGCGCCGCGCGATCATCGAAGCCACGCCGGGGTTTCAGGAAGGTATCTTGCCGGACAATACGGACTTCCCCTGGGAGATGTTTTCCGCCCGAAAAGCAGCATGAGAAAGCTATAACCTATGTCAAACAGACTCGTTGATCCCGTTCACTTCTTCAACCACGAAGGCGTTGCGGTGCTCACTCTTAAGCATCTCGCCGCCGAGAATGAGAAGCTGTCGAACGAGATCGAGCGTCTAACGCGCCTTCTTCGCGCTCAGATCGAGCGCAATAGGGCTACCGAGGACAAAACCGACATTCCATCCGATCAATAAATCACAAGACCCCTCTTGTGATCGCATGACCGTATCCACAAACATCAGTCAGCACTGAGTTACATACATGGCTCTTCCCCGTTTTATCGCCCTCTGCGGTCAACCTAAGTCCGGCAAGTCGCTGGTGCAGGAGGTCCTCGCCAAGAAATGCGGCGCGCGCCCGATCGATAGCGGACTGCCGCTGCGCGAGATCGGCATGAAGTATTTCGGGCTCACGCGCCATCAGGTGTTCACTCAGGAAGGCAAGCTCGAATTCGTTGAGATCCTCGGCCGTAAATGGCAGGTGCGCGAATTCCTTGGCGAGCTGGGCAATAGGCTCGAATCGATGCACGGCAACTGGGTTCTGCCATTCATGGTGACCCGCACTCTTCCAGCGAGCAATGGTCCGTTCTGCGACGCCTCGTGCCGCAGAAATCAGGGCGACTTCTACAAGTCGCTCGGTAGCGCCGTCATCATTGGCATCCGGCGACGCGACGTTCCGGACTCGCCCTACGAGTTCGACACTTTCAAAACCGAGTGCGTCGATCACTGGATCGAGAATGACGCTCTGGCGAACGGTCTTTCGCACGCCGAGGCGCTCGCCGATCTCGAAGCAAAAGTTGACGCCGTCATCGAGCGCATCTCGCTCTAGGCCTCTCATGCTGGAAGTCATCTTCGAAAACAAGAGAGTTGGTCTGCTTCATCTGGATCCGGTGAATGATAGGGCCGCGGTGATTACAATCACCGTCAAAAGACAGTCAGAAATGACGATGAATCGGTTCGCAGTCGTCGTTCCGAGTAAACCGATCTACGAACAGCGAAATTTCAAGCTCAAACTCAGAGAATTCTTGATCGACGCCGACAAAAAGCCGGCAATGAGTGAAGAGGAATTTGGACGAGTTCTGGTCGAGAATGTCGCGCCGTATGCGGAAATGCACAAGTGCTCGTTGCGCAACGCCGATGTCTATCAATGGCGAGCCCTCCCCCTCGAAACCTTCGAGGACTACGAGTGGATCTTCGATTTGCCGGAGTTCGATCCGGCTGACGCGCCGCTCGATCTCGACGCCTCTGAACACCCGGTCACAAGCAGCTCGACGGTTGTGTCACTTCCGGAAAATAGCCTCACGCTCGATAAAATAAAGGAAGCAGCCGACGCGTACCTGCGCACGCTCGATAAAATAAAGGAAGCAGCCGACGCCATCAAAATTCCCAATCCCAGGTGGGGCCACCCCCTCATTTGTCTAGGCCCCGATTGGGAGAATGTCTCGTGAGCTATTCAGACGAGTCACAGAGGCTCAAGCACTTCTTCGACAACCCAGTTTCGATGGACCTTGTGCTGCTGCTGTGCGGAAAGCTGCTTGGCGAGGGGACATATCGAAAGGTCTATCGGTTCAACCTGGATACTTCGTGCGTCATTAAGTTCGAGCTTGATGGCAACAGCTTTTCCAACATCACCGAATGGAAGATTTGGGAAGAAACGAAATACAGCGGCGCCGCTATGCGCTGGCTCGCGCCGTGCGTCGCGATCTCGCCCTACGGCAACATTCTCGTTCAAAAATATGCACAGGATGTTTCGTTAAGCGATCTGCCGAAGCGCATCCCGCGCTGGATGACCGATCTTCAGCCGACGAATTTCGGCCGCTACAAGGGTCGGATCGTCGCCCGCGACTACGGGCTCAACTGCGCTCTTCAACACGGAATGCGCAACAAGCTTCAACGCGCCAACTGGCGGAAGCCCGACTCACTATGACCACCATCGCCGTCAAGGGAAGCGTCATGGCCAGCGATAGCTGCTGGGCTTTCGACGACACACCGATCTCCAAGCAGTCGAAAATCTATCGCACCGAGCACGGGCTGCTGATCGGCTCCGCCGGCGGCTTCGACGACCGCGATTTCATCATGACGATGCAGAAGGTGAAGAAGTCGGCCGAGCTGCCGAAGCTTTCCGAGTTCGGCGCGTGCTTTCACGAGCAATCCGAGCTTGAGGCGCTGATCCTCTTCCCCAATCGCGAGGTTTGGCTGTTCTGCAAGGATAAGGCGACCTCGTGCAGTCTCAATCATCTTCGCGGAACCCCTTACGCGGCGATCGGCAGCGGCGCCAAACAGGCGCTCACCGCTATGCGAATGGGCGCCAGCGCGTACAAGGCGGTCGAAATCGCTTGCGAAATGGACATCAATTCACGCACGCCGGTGTTTTTCGAGCAGTTGCGGCTCAAAACACGCAAAAAGCGCATAAATACCGTCAAGAAGCGTCTTTCCCGAAACTAAAATCTCAATTAAAACAGACGGCTTAGCTGGGGTGGGCGGCCTTGCCGCTTGGGCGTGTGATACTATTTCAGGACAACGGCGATGGCCTCGGACGAGCCAGCGAAGGCGTCTGTGTCCTTACGCGACCTCAATTTCAAGGTTGAGCCCAAATTTCATCGCAATTTCAAGTTGGTCGCTGCACTTCGCGGCATGACAATGAAAGAGTTGCTGGAAAAGTCGTTCGAATGCTGGGTCGAGCACAATGCCAACGACCAGGTTCGCGACCTGCTAAGAAATTCATCTAAAAAGTAAGTGTGATCGACGCGCTGCCCGCCCTGACATACAGGACAAGGACGGATGCGCTCAGCTCGCGGAACCGGACACACAAAGCCGAGGTGCAGCGCGTCGATCTGACAAGACATATAGCGCTCGTGTTGACAGATTCGCGCTCTTCGTCAACTCAGATGTTGACACCGTTGTGCTGAACACCGGGCGCTTCCGATAGACCGCCGGGCGTTTCGTGCGGCGCCAGGCGCACTTCGGTGCCATTCCCGTCCCGAACGCCATTCTTTTGCTCGACCCTCTTGCCGGCTCGCCTGGCATTGACGATCCGCGCCAGGGTGTCGCGCATTTTCCGGGCGCCGAGAAAGTCCGCAACAGGCGAAACGATCTCGCCGAACTTGGTCTCGACGCGCACCATAGCGCCGTACTCTTTATTGTCGCGGATGTAGGGCCGCGCGTTCTGGATCGCCGTGATCGCTCGAACCGCAATCGGATCCACCCAATCGCCACTCGGTAGCTGTATCAGTGCAAAGTCTGTCTGCACGTTTCCTCCGATCGTGAGCCCTTACCCTGTCCTATCGAACACCCAAGGGGTGCAAACGGTCAACCTTCGAATTTTTCGTGCGAAAGCAACTCGTTCCGAACGAATTTCAGCTCGCGATGTGTCCACGATTTGTACACAAATTATGGACAGCACACCCAAGGACGAGAACCAGGTCACAGCCTGATATTTCGGGACAGAGATCAGGTCACAGCCTGATCGTGATCTGCAAAGCCGCATCAAAAGTAAAATTCGATACAGCCGGCTATATCAGCACCAAGGCCCAGACGAGGATGCTTGAGGCGCCAGAAGGCATAGGGGTCGGCACGCAATAAAATGTCGCGGACTTCGACTTCCTAGCAAGATTCTTGCGTCGGAGTGTTGCATCCCAGTAACACGCAAGAGAATACGCGCGCAACAATGTTGCGAAGATAGTATGAACAACGCAATAAAATCGCTTGACTGGGCATGTGCACTATCTAAAGTGATTTCAGACATTGCACTAACGCAATGTCGAGCAAAGTGAGACAGCACAAATGAAGAAAGACGAATTCAAAGTCGCAATGCTCGCATCGATTGACGCGCGCATTGCGTTCGAAGCTTCGAAGAGTGAAGCTTTGAAGAGCGAAGCGAATACGTCGATGCAAAAGACGCTGCGCGACATTCGCAAAGCTTGTGACAACGACATTCTCGCGAGCGTCATGTTCGCTGCGAACGTCAATCACGATTTCATCAATAAGAGCGAACGCATCAACGCGCGCTTCAACGTGTACGCTGCTGAAAAAGTCGTGAACGTCGCGCGCGCGCTTGCGAAAGCGTCAACGCTCAATCACTACACGCTCGCGATCTTGCGCGCTGCTGTAGCGCTCAAGCGCGCTGATCTCAGTGTGTCGCACGCTGACGCTGTTGCAGCGTGTTCGCCCGACGTAGCGCACAAAGACAAGTCGCGCGCTGCGATCATCAAGAGCGCTCGCTACGCGAAGCACATCGCAGCGAATACAGCGTCGACTCAGTCGTCATCTTCGATCAATGCGCTGCAAGTGTTTAAGACGTTCGTCGAAGCGCGCGATGCAAGCAATCACGTTTGCTATTCGCTCGCAGACAACGAGACGACGAAAGCGCTGATCGCGCTTGCTGCTCAGTAGTGCGAGCTAGTGCAGCGCGCAGACAAAGCGCGCTGCACTGACGCTCACTAAAGAGCGAAAACAGCAAAGCGAGAAACGACAATGAAACATTTTCGCGAGATACCTCTGCTCGAAACTTTCGACTACGACGAGCGCGAATTCGCTGAATTCGCGACGAGCACTTTCGACATGATGTGCGACGAGCAAACGGCTTTCGACGACACAGTGCGACGCAATCACGCGCGCGAATTCAACATTCATCACATTCGCGCGTAGCGCAAGTCTAAGCAGCGACCATGTCGCTGCTTAAACGTGTGCTAAAGCACGAAAATAGGGAGACCGCCATGCTGAAAGTTTCGTTCGGTGCGCTGCTTGTCGTGTGCCTGTGGTGCGCGATCTACGGAGCCACGCTGCTCGGTAACTGGGAAACGTCGCACGGATATCCCTACGGCAAGATGTGCTACTCGATCTTCACGGGCAACATCAATACCTGCCGCTGAATTTCACGGAACCTCCTAACTGGACGCTGCGGATGCCCCGCGGCGTTCTCTTTTGGCGCGGGCTGCTCCATGGAGCAGCGCCATGGTTTTCCGCGGCGGCGCCATGGCGCTGGCGTAGGCATAGGGTGCGCCATGGACGAAACCTTCGAAAATCCACGGTTTAAACGTTCTCGGCCGGTGTCGGCGGAAAATTCCCATGGACCGGATCCGCGAGGCGGGAACCCTGGTATTTGCCAGGGCTCCTACGCTTCCATGCGGCGATCAGGCTGCCGCGGTTCGCTCCTCGTGCCGGCGCAGCATCTCCTCGGCGCGATCGAGGTAATCGTTGAGCGCGGCTTGCTCGGTCGGTGAGCCTTTGAGCCGCGGCGTACAGTCCGAGCAGAGCAGCAGGCCCGACCGCTTGGGCTCCCAGCAGCTTGCGCAGCGGTCGTGGTTGCGCAGGCGCACATGCTTGGGGTCGGCGATCGCCGCGGTTGCTTCTTCGCGAATCAGTCTGTTCTCCGCGGCGTCGAGCTGGTTCTCGGCCGCGGTGCGCGCTTTGAGGTCGCTGGCTTGGATCTCGTTATGGCAGCCCCAGCACCAGACGCAGCCAGGTGACTTGGGCTCGCTGCATATCGGGCAGCTCGCCAGGCGACGGACGCGGGGATGATCGAGGATCAATGGTTTGAGCATTAGGCGATCTCCCGCACGACGATCTCGAAGGTGCGGACGCCGTTCACGGTAAGGCGCAGGCGCGCAGGCGTGTCGCTTTCGACCTCGAACACCTGACCGCCATTCTCTGCGTTGTCGGCTTCGAGCAGTTCGGCAATGATTTTGCCAATCTCATCTTCGTCCATGTTTCTCACTCCTTGTTGTGAGAAATCATCGCACGTCGCACTGTGGATTGCGGTAGGCGCGTGTCGGCACTTATAGCGCCGTGGCCGATCCGTGGCCGACCCATGGTGCCGGCCGAACCAAGACTGTGGCCGCGCCATAAAGAGCGCCGCCAGAATTCTTTAGGTCTATTTTCTCGCCTTGATCTTGCCGCCCAGATCAAACCGCTCGCCTTCGATCCACGCCCGAAAT